GTTTTGGTCTGAGATTTAATTTAATCGCTGGCATTTACAACTACGAACTTGCTTTAGGCTATAATCAAGTAGCTGAATAAGACTTTTGCAGGAGGTCTATTAGAAATGTAAGCAAAACACACACCGCAGATCATAAATAACCTACAATCTAAACTGGCTCGACTAAACGCTCAACTAGCGATTACTAGAGGACGGCAAAACCAGCGTAAACTAATTGAAAAAATCTTAAAAGTAGAAGCCGTTATCGAAGCAATCGGGAAAAATACTATCGTAAGCTTTAAAAGATTGCCTAAAACTCGCGCTCTTATTTTAGAAACTCCTCGCCGCGCTTAGAGAGCATGGGTAGCGAAAATCTCACCCGAAAAAGATATTAAGCACGGTGGATTCATCAAGAAGTTTATCGAGCCTGTAAGTCGAAAATTTGAAGGTAAAAAAGGCGAAACATCTGCAACTTTTGAGATTCCTATCGATTTAAACGTTATTTATCAAGATAGCGATGGGGACTACTGGGTATTTGAAAATGTCAAAGGGAAAATTCAAAGCATCTCCTATCAAGAAGTATGCTATCGTTTTTCTCAGCGTGTCAGTGCCTAAAGTGGCACAGCAAAACACCTATTTTCAAGAATTAAGTGATTTACTTAAGGTAGTTGCACAAAGAACTCCTATTAGGAATTGAAACTATGAACTATAATCGTAGTTGCGTGCGCTTTATCTAATAATCCCTATTAGGGATACCCCGAAGCTTAAGTAGGGGAAAATTTGAAAAAATGAAAGCTCTGCTACTCGATCTTGATGGCACGATCCGCCGGCCTACTAGCGGAAAATTCATCGAATATCCAAACGATCAAGAACCAATCGAAGGGGCGATAAAAGCTATAGAAATTTACCATCAAGAGAGATGGACGATGATAGGAATCACCAATCAGGGCGGAGTAGCCGCCGGCTATAAATCCTTAAAAAGCGCAATCGAAGAACAGCAAAAAACTTTAGAAATATTTCCCCTACTTTCTTATATCTACTTTTGCCCTGATTTCGAGGGGAATTTGTGCTATGGCGTAAGTCGAGAAAATATAGATTTAATCCATGTAATTTGCAAAGAATTTTTAGGCCAATTTAGAAAGCCTAATTGTGGTATGATTTCCGCATCTTTAAAATCCTTTGACAAAGAACCTACCGATATTTTAATGGTAGGAGATCGAGAAGAAGATAAATTAGCGGCAAAAAATGCAGGAATCAACTTTTTAGACGCTCATGTTTGGAGTGTATATTCCCTTGATTTAACAAAGAATACCAGATGATTGATGTTTTCAAAAATAAGATTAGAAAAACAAAAGTGATAACACCTAGACAAGCCTACATCTATCTAGTGTGGGCAAAAAACAATAATCTTGACCCAGTGCCTGTAACTTCCCGTCATCGGAACTATCGCTTTAGAGTGGCATCAACTACAGCAGAATTAGGAATAGGTAAAGAACGAATTAGACAAGTTTTAGCTAAAATTCTTAAACTACTATCAAAAGGAACCCAAATTGAGGAGGCGACCCAAATAATATTAAGAGAATACGAAAAATTCAACTAACTAAAAACCCGTCAATTAATTGACGGGTTTTTAGTTAATATTGTTAACAGATTGGTAGCAGTGTATTAACAGCGAAAAGTATTGATATATATACGTTTTATTAGTTTGTTGCTACTGTTAATAGGTTTCCCGATTCTCGTTTTTTTTGTGTCCAGATTCCCTAATATAGAAAATTCTATATTAGGGAATAATTGATTATTTAATGTAGTACAATATCAATATGCCCTCGTTGACGCGAGGGACTAACCAAGTCAACCTACTGTAGAGGCTAACATGGCTGATCTAATTTTACAACGTTTTGATCACGACGGCATCGAGCTAATTATCGACACTCAGACCGGTGAAAGCTTTGCCTCAATCAAAGGATATGCTCGTATGTCTGGGAAAAGCCACAACGCTATCACTATGCGATTAAACCGGCTATCTAAAGAAGATAGCAAGGGGGTAACTTCTGAATCTCCAAATCACCCTCAAATTCAAACAGGGAGCGGGTTACAAGGGGGTAACACAATGGGGTTAGGATTAGGATTGCTAAAACAGGCTCAAATTCAAACAGAGGGCGGGTTGCAAGGGGTTTATCTAATCCCAGAAGACCTAATCTGTAAGTGGTTGCCAAAGGATAATCCTGAGTTAGCCTCTCAAGTGCTTAAGCTAGGAGTCCGATTATTCCTTCACACATTAGCTGGTTTTCGCGTCAAGAGCGAGGCAATTAAAGAGGTAAGACAACTTGAGAGCCAAATCGTCAAACTAAGCGAAGAGAAGCAAATACTAGAGGAGTTGATCGAAACTCAAAAGATTATGATCGCTGACTTTAGCAGTAAAAACTCGATGCTTGACTATAAGCGGCTAGTGATCGAAGAATTGCACGCTGAAAAAGAGCGCGATATAGCTAAATTTAACTTACTCGAAACCGAACGAGAAAAAGCACGGGGATGGCGAGGCGGTCGAATGCTTACAAGAAACGATAAAAAACGGTAAAAATACCTAAACCCATATAAACCCCCTATGGACTCATAGGGGGTTTATAGTTTGTTGGTTTGTAAATAGATTGTAGATAAGGTGATCGACAATAAAAAGCATTGATATATATAGGTTCTAGACTTTGTTAGTATTGTTACTCTATTTCCCCGTGTCAGAATTTTTTATCCTTTTCTTATTGTCCAGTTTGTTTGTCTCTCTTTATTTTTTTCTCTCTGTATAGAGTGTCGACAAGATAAACAAACCTCGAAATCTATACTCTGCAAGGATTTCGATTGTTAATAACCTTATCTACAATCTATCTACAGACTAACAGACTTATTGCTGACTTTGGTTTTTTTTTCTATTGCTAAACTTAGTTATCTCCCGCAGTCTTTTTATTGTCCAGCCTGGTATATTTTCTTATCTTTTCTTTTTCCCTATAAACCATTGACAACGTTAACAAAGCCTACAACCTTTGCGGAGTAAAGGTTTTGATTGTCGATCACTTTATTAACAATCTATTTACAATGGTAACGAGTAAATATACTTAGTACATCTGCTCAGAAATAATTCTCCCATATACTTGACTTTATTGGGAGAATGATCTAATATAGAAAAGTAAACAAAACACACAACGACGACATGAACACCTTACAAACTAAATTAGCTCGATTGGAATCTCAACTTAAGATTACAAAAGGCAATCGTGCCAAAGCTAAGATTGTTATAGAAATTCTAAAAGTAGAATCAGCTATTGAGCAATTCAATCTAGAGCAAAAAGAAATTACCCTAACACGGGAACAACAAAGATCATTAAACGCACTGACAGGAGGACAATTTATTTTTCAATTATTAACAGAAGAATCTAAAAAACAGTTATTAGAGATTGTTAGCAAATTAGAAGACTTAGAACGTGAAGAATATCGAGATAAGTGTACTGGGAAGGGACTCTGGAAAAGACTTAGCGAAGCTTCTATAAAAAGATCGGAGAAAAGATCAAATAAATACAGACTTTTAAGAGAAAAAGTTAGTAAATTAGAATTAATTCAAGAGAAACCAGCAGAAATCAAAAATATAACTGTTAAAATCCCTGTTAGTGTTTCTACCCTTAAAAAACACTGCAAAGTACCATCTCCTGAACGGACAGACAAAGAAATTATTGACGGATGGAAGTATTCTTTAGCTGCCCAATCAATGCAAAGAGACTTTAGAACACAAAAAGATATTCAATGGGGGGATCGCCATCTCCTTCTACAGGTAGTTTACTGGGTTGATCAATACCAACAAGAAATGGATAAAAGGGGATTAACAGAAAAATACTGTCTATGGATCGAGAAAAAACAAGCATTTAAAGACGAGTTTTATCGAAAACCAGAAAAGACAATTAATAAATCTAAGGATACTCAAATCAATATAACCGAAACTCAAGCAATTGAACTCAGAGCCAAACAATTAGAATTAAATCTTTTTGGTGAGATGCCATGCGTAAATAAGTTTCAAGAAGTAATCGATAACACAAAATTTACCGAACAGACCATATCTATTCTAAACAGAGAAGGTAAAACTAGAGAAGTAAAAGGAGAAGCTTTGGGCGATTATCTAATTTCTGCGGGAGGAAATGACGCTTACTACATTTATCACATCCCAACAGGATTAGAAATAATGTCTAGTGTAGGATTTAAAACTAGAAACCCAGTTAAGTATGAAAATCTAAGCGAAAAAGAAGCGGCTAGGTTAGCTGTCAAAAAGTTAGTTGCCGCTAACATTGACATTCCAGGTTCTTACTTAGAATGGAATAAGTCTAGCGCAATTGAAAAAGCAAAAATAGGACAAAACATCATAGATGCTTTTGATGACAAGATTAAGGCTAAAGCTTCATGAGTACACTTATCGCTTAGTCAGCAATAAAAAACACTTAGCTTAGTTAAGCGTTTTTTATTAGTACATCTGCTCAGAAAAGATTCTCCCAGATAGTTGACATTATTGGGAGAACGATCCACAATAGAAAGTAACCAAAACACGGAAAAGTAACAATCATGAACACAGAACAAACTATTAAAAAGTTTAAAGCCAGTAAACTTCGTATTTACGAAGATGGTTACATCGGTCCCCACGGATGGTACTGGAGAAGTCACACAATTGCTAGTTTTATAGCAAAAGCTATTCAGACAAAACACAGTCATAATATGACTGACGTTCTAAATTACACCACTATCTATGTCTCAGAGCTAGTTAAGGTTCCTGCGGGGGGTTTAGCTTGCGGATGTCATGACACACTCTACAGCGTGACGGCTTTAGTTGATTTGTCCCTAGAGTTGCCGACGGAAAAAGAGATATACGCCGCTTACAAACACACTAACGCCCATTTCAGCGGCGTAGAAGCTATAAAAGGCGGTTATCACTTTTATAGCATTTGGTAATAACCAACTAAGTCAAAACGGAGATAATTCCCCGTTTTATATTAACACTAACAAAAACCACTATGATCTTAATCTTGTCTCTTAAATTAGAAGATTTTGAGGTTTTAAAATCTTCTATTCAGAAAATCGACAACATTGACACTAACTTGAGTCTTGTTAAGCTACAAGATTACTCTTTATCGGGCATAGGTTTGACAAGAGTAGCTTTAATCTGCGATAAACCTCCTCAGATAATTGCAAAAAAAGGAATCAATACAGAAACAGAAGCAGTTATCCCTGAAACTAAATACTGCGTTGCCTGCTTAGTTTTGGGTAAATTTACGGCACTTAATGCCCGAAACAATTCTGGGTATTGTTTAGAACATCGAGAACTTGATCCTAAGCGGAAGCAGGATCAACACCAACGTTACAAACAAAGACGTAGTACAAATGCTCAGAAATAATTCTCCCATCTACTTGACTTTATTGGGAGAATTTTGTAAGATAAGACTAGGCAAACAAACACACGAGGACAAAAAAAATGACTTCTATCGAACTTTACGAAAGAGATACGCTTATCAGGCTTTTCCAAAGCACCCTCAATCAAATTAACCAAGAGTGTTTCGGAGAAAAATTGTCAGTCACCGATAACGGTGATTATGTTACGGTCAAAACGCAAGGGTTATTCGTTGCAAATTATGACATCCAAAAGCTTTGGGACGCACTAGAAAACTATGATCAAGATGACTGTGTTAAATTTGATAATTTGTGGGATTCTCTTGATAATTGCAAATACACCCTTCCAGAAAATCAGGAAACTGAAAATGGGTTAAAGACCGATGATGAGTTATCTTTCTCTGAAAAAAGACAGGTTGCGCTCGTTCATTGGTTGTTTGATGAACCTGACTTAGAATACCAAGAGTTTAATAAAACATGGATTGAAAAGGAAAACTTAAAGCGGGAAAATTTTGAATTGACTCAATCTATTCAAGAGATGCATAATCTCAGACAGCGTGAGACTAAAGAAGTATCTGAGATTATTAACCACTTGACGGCTTGTATTCATGAATTAAAACAGGCCAAAGAGTTCAATGAAGCATGGATTAAAAACTTAAAGCAACGAATACATGATCTTGAATGCACAGTTTTTCTACTGCAAAGAGAAACAAATCAAATAACAGTTCTAAACGAATCTGTTACTGAATTACATACTCGTATTTATCAACTTGAACAGGAAAATAAGCAACTAAAAACCAATCAACCAGAAACCAAACCAGAACCTAAGCTAGATAAAAAACCGATGGCTAAAAAGCCTAAGTTTAAACTGCCAGAAAACTTTGCTGACTACCAGCAAGAGTGCAACGACTTAATTGATGCCTTATCCTGTTTTTACAATATCAAAAAAGGTAAATGGGGAAAAGACATTCTCCAGTTTATTCTTACTCCCAACGATACCGAAAAAGCAAAGCATCCATATCCTGACAAGTGGAAAGCAGGACTATATTTACATGGACAGTGGACAGTCGATAAAGTCAATCTATCCGACCCTGATGGATGGGAAGACTGGTTCATGAATGTCAACGACTTCGCTGACGCTAACGACATAGAGATTAGTTAGTTTCTAGTTATTAGTTATCAGTAGTACAAACGTTCAAAAATAGTTTTCCCACACACTTGACTTTATTGGGAGAATGATCCACAATAGAAAGTAACCAAAACACACGAGGTACTAAGTCATGTCTAACGATAAACAACCAATCGAAACAACACAAATTCCTAAAATTAAAAAAGCTCAAATTTTCTGCAAAGAGATTGAGTTATTTGCTCAATCTTTAAATCAGAAAGCACAAACAGTGCTGGACAAGTATCCGACGCTGTAATCAGTTGTCAGTTATCAGTTGTCATCTGTCAAAAAGTGTGTGATTGCTTTATTGGCTTGATTTTCCGAGATTTTTGGCAGTTCTGCGATCAGTGTAACCATGAGTAAATCTACGAACTACAAAAAGATAATAAAAAAGTTTGACAAACTACTTGACACGAAAACATATCCCTGTTATATTGGGTATATACCAAAACACACAAAGGAGTTCAACATGGCTACCATCGACAAAATTGATTCTCAACTTGCTGACTTACAGTCTGAAATAGACTACTTAAAATCTCAAATTGAGATTTTTCAAGCCAAGCTATCTGATCTAGAACACCTTAAAGCGCAAAAAGAAGCGCAAAAAGAAAGAGTTCAAGACAAAACCTCAAAAGTATTGACAGAAGCAGAGTCACTAAATGTAGAGATTCCTTCAAAAGAAGAATTTGAAAAAGTCTATTATCATATTCCTTATTATCAGGGCGGACTAATCGATCAAGAAATTTGGAAGAGGCTATTGCTGAGGATCAAAAAACCATAGCACTTAAAGCTATGTCTGTTATGTATTTTGGCTAGTCTCATCGGGGTTTAAAAATATTTCTTAACCCACTTGACATACAAACATATACCTGTTATATTGGTTATATGCCAACAAACACAAAAGAGGTTACGATGAAATTTAACAGACAAGCACCTGGTCACTACGTTGCAGTAGCAGAAAAAGTTGAAATTAAAAAAGGTATTGGTGTCGATAAAGATAAATGGTTTTGCTATTTTCCTGATGATAAAGTATCTTACCGCCGTAGCTATGAAGCGGCTAAGGCTTGGTCAGAAAAATATATGAAAAAACTACAGACATACAATGTCACAGTCAATCAAGTTAAGACTGTCAAAAAACAAGCGACGACCAGTAAAGAGCAGTCTTTACAACACAAGCTATCTCGCCACCTAAGTTATGTGGTAGGAGCGGAATCGTTAGGCTGTGTCAATACTGGACGCGCCGCTTGTATAGCACATTTATCTGTTAACGGAAAATCCTTTTATGTAGTCGGTTTTGAAGGTGCTGTTACTGATACCATTTTCGAGAAAATTATCTTTAAAATTAAAAAAGATTTACAATCTGGTTTATTCCAAGATTGCTATCAGACCGAAGCATGGGGTAGCGTTTCAGTTTTTAAAAGTTTCAAAGAAGCCGAAAAAGCCTATCGCAAAATGGATGACAAAACAAGAAAACAGAACGAGGAAGATCGTCAAGCAATAGCAGAAGCAAAAGCAAAAGCAAAAAAAGGAGACATAGAGGCTATGTTTACACTAGGAGATTATGGAGTTCTTTAATTGTCCCAAATGCCAATCACAGAGAATCTCTAAAAAAGGGTTCTCTGTGTCAGGAAAACAGCGTTATCGCTGTAAGGATTGCAATCATCATTTTACTGGCAATCCGGCAGGAAAACCCCCCCACCCTGATTCAATGACTAACGCCGAAAGATGTCGTCGTTATCGGCTGAAAAAAAAACAAAAAAACACTTGACATACAAACATATACCTGTCATTATAGGTATATACCAAAAAACCAAAGGAGTTCAACATGGATCGCATTCAAGAAATTCTTTCTTTACTAGGAAAAATTGAAATCGAAAAAGCCATCTTAGACCAAAAAAAATCTGAGTTAATGGTAGAATATGAACACCACAAGCGAATCGCATACCATAATGTTTTAACTCAGCTATTCCGTGTGCAGTGCCAGTTAATTGATTTACGAAAAGCTGACGAAAAATGGTCAGTAGTCTATGATGTTTTGCTTGACAAGCGGGCAAAGCTAGATAAACAGCTTGCCGATCTAGATAAACAGTTTCTAGATAAACAGTTTGTTAACAGTTAATAAAGTGATAGTTTAGTTATCAGTTATCAGTTATCACCCGTCAAAAACAAAACACTTAGGAGTAAGAAATGACGATTAAAATTGAAATAGTAGAAATACCAGCAAGTCAAGATCAAGAAATTGGTAGTTTTAAGATTGGGAAATATCCAATTACTCAGGAACAATATCAAGAGGTAATGGGAACCAATCCTTCATATTTTTCAGGAAATCCCCAAAATCCAGTAGAACAAATCAGTTATGACGACGCTATAGCTTTTTGTCAGAAATTGAGTCAGCTAACAGGGAAAAATTATCGGTTGCCTACAGAAGCAGAATGGGAATATGCTTGTCGTGCAGGGACAACCACTCGCTATTATTTTGGCAATGATGATAATCAGTTAAAAGATTACGCTTGGTATGGAAGAAATTCTAATAACACAACTCATCCCGTAGGACAGAAAAAACCCAATGGTTGGGGATTGTATGACATGAGTGGTAATGTTTGGGAGTGGTGCGAAGATGGTTGTCTGCGCGGCGGTTCTTGGTACTACGATCCGAAGATCTGTCGCAGTGCGAATCGTGACAAGATCATCCCTTATCTAACAACGCTCTTCGACTACGGTTTTCGGGTAGTCTGCGACAATTAGTCAGTAATCAGTTATCAATTATCAGTTATTAACCACAAATCAACAAAGGTAATTATGTTTCACTTAAACTTTGCAGAAGAAGATAAAGATGGCAGTCCTAAACACCAGACCTTTACTGCTGGGGCTATTATATACAACAAAGAAGGAATACCTCAACAGTATTTTTGCAATATAAATACAGAAGATGATGTTACCAAAATCTTTAAGTATTACAATCAACGAAACAAGTTATTGTATTTTGAAGCTATATGTGTTAAGACTGGTCAAATTCTTAAACTAAAGTAGTGAATCGACGGGAGTAATTATGTTATGTTATCGTTTCAAGAGTTTCAATCTACAATCAAAGAAAATATTCCCTATTATCTTTGGGAATTTGAGCAAAATCAATCTTCTGACAATAATGGCGAATATTGGGCAAGAATAAAAAATTCCCAGATAGGAGTACGTTATCTTTGTCGATTAAATAGGTTTATCGTTATTTTGCAAAATAATGATAAAGACTATGGCGATCAAACAATTATAGCTACAGACTTAAGGTTTGTTCACGATGCCGTCGTGAGCTATATTCAATTAGGGTTTTAGTGTAATGATTAGATTTTACTGGAATGATAAATTAGTGTCTTATCACGAGACACAAGAGGAAGCTTTTGAACAAGGATTTAAGTATTTACATCAGCATCCTGCATTGCCTGATTTTAAGCGTATGCCTCATAGACAGTGTTCATTCGTGGACACAACAGAAATCGATTACTGGAAACATTCAAAAATTCTTTTTGAACGGTTTACTGATTGGATTTGCTATAAGCGGTATTCTGATAATGGAGGCGTACTTATGGACATGAAGCGTATCCTTTCAGAAATAAAAAGAAAAGGGTATTTATCTTTAGACGATATAAATCAACTAATAGAGATTAACCCATACTTCTTAAATAACTTTGCAAGGTGCTATAAATTAACTCCAGAAGAGGTAAAAGTGTTAGCATCTGAAAGAGAAGTAACGTTTAACATGGTTTTTGAGTACATAGAATCGGTTATTAACCACAAATCAACAAAAGTAATGGAGTAATTATGCTATCATTTCAAGAGTTTCAATCTGTAGTTACGCAAAAGTTTCCTCATTGTAATTGGATATTTGAGCAACATAAAGTTACTCTTATAGGAGAAGAGTATCTTGCAAACATTACAGACAGTCGAATAATAATTTCCTATTCTTGCCAGTATCAAAGTTGGTCAGTTGGGTTATTAAGTGAAAACAGGGAATATGTTCAAAGTTGGCAGTACGCACACGCTAAATCTTTTATTTTGATATGCATTCAAATTGAGCGAAATATTCAACTAAAGTTTTAGTTTTATTAGGATTGTCAATAAATCAACAGGAGTATCATGCTATCATTTCAAGAGTTTCAAGAACAAGTTTTAAACGTTCTTAGTCCAAGTAAAAGAGAGTGTAAGTTTTGGAAAAGTTACTCAAGTTTTTCGGCAGATATTAATTATCATGGCTTAAAATATATATCTTTTCAGGTAAAATACATAATAGACGAGAAAGACTGCAATTGCGGGCAGTGGTTTATTTAAAAAACTTACACGCAAGACTGTAAGACTTTTTCGGATTCCTTAACTCAAGGCATAGAAACTATTGACAAACAAACCACAAAATGTATTAACGATGAGTTATTTTTGTTTGAGTCTTTAAGACAAATTAATATCTCACCACGAGACATAAGAGTTGACTATTCGTAAGCGGTTAGTCTAAAGTTGCTATAATAGCTGTAAGGATAACTTACAGCTATTTTTTAATGATTAACTGGAATCTAGGAAGACAATTAGCCATTGAGTCTTTTAATGAGATGGTGGGCGAGTTTGCCCAAGAGATTAACTTTCAGATAGAGGATACTAAATGGAACTGGCCACGGGAGACTGTACGAAAAAACGGTAGTGTAGTTGGCTCACCCCGGGACATTGTAGATACAGGTGAGCTAAAAAATAGCCAATTTATTGAAGATGTATCGGATACCTATAAAGTAATCGGTTACACGGCTGATCATGCCGCTCTTGTCCATGAAGGGTATCAAATAGAGCGTAACAATGGGACGGTAACAGATGTTCCCGCCCGACCTTTTATCGACACGGCTATAGAAGACTATAATCCAATTGAGGCTTATAGTGAAATCTTAAAGGAAAAATTAAATGAGTGAATCAGAATTAAGAGATATTTTATTAAGCATTAGAAACAATTTAAAGATACTTATCGGCGCTGACTTAGGTAAATACGAAATAACAAGCCCTACAGGGCAAAATTTAAAAGAAATTGATGCTATTTGGGTAGAGCCTCCTGAATTACCCCCTAACTATAAAGTAAAACCTAATAGCGGCATCGAAGCAATTATTCAAAGAGAGCCTAATCCTTATCACGAAAATTTACTAGGATATACCGTAGGTATAAACAACTATTGCATTACCCTAAAACAGTACAATCTAGAGAAATCCCTAACACCAGTGATTGAAACACTTAAATCTTCTCGCTACTGGAATTTTCTAGATCAGCCTCGCTTAACCCCCTATACCAAAACTTCTGAGGGGATTATCAGACCAAAAGCGACCTTTAAAATCACTACTGCTAGGCTTTTAGACTTTTAGAGTACACATTTACTAATCTTTTATAGTACAATATAACTAGAAAAGTTTAGTCAGTGATTAGAATGTCGAATCAAATTCTAGAATTAAATCGGAGTGACAACCTCACCCCTAGCCGTGATACGCAATTTTTTATCTCTGGTACTTATGGTTTTGGAGAGGAACCTTCCACACGAGTAGCCGATTTAGGTGGTGCAATCGTCTTAGGTGATTCCACTCTTACCGTGGCGACTGGGGGTTTTGGCCGAATTTTATATGCTGGCAATTTAATTTATGTGGGGACTGCCGGTGATTATGTGGTCGTCCGAACAAAAACGACAACGCTAACTCAGACAGTAATCCAGATCGAACCTTCCAAAATTGCTACTACCCTTGCTACTCCCGCTCAAAAATGCACAATTAAATCTTGGGCTCCTTTTTTGAGTGCCAAGACCTTTAACGTTGACACCTCCTCTACCGAGGTTACTGATTCCGTCTTTGGTGAAATGGCGGTGGAGAAATTTATCTCCGAAATCATGAGTACTGGGTCGGTATCGGGTCCGCTTGTATTTGGTGATCCTGGATATGAAATCATAAAGGCCGCAGAGCAAAAAGGTGATCGAATTTACCTTGAAATTGTCTATATGGGACAGCGCGGCGGCTTAGGTTTTCAGACAAATGTTAGCCAAAATGTTAGTGGTGAAAAAGGTAATTTCCTACAAGGAAACGTAACTCTAACTATTAGTGGCAATGTGTTTGACATTAAACCGATGGCAACGTCGCCATTCTCTCCTAATGTAGCTGATGACCTCAATTAAAATAGTTAAACTTCTTGTCGATGAAGACC